GCGGCTGGTCCATGGTGAATGCCCACCCCACACGTCGTAGGGTATCATTTCCCTATTCAACATCTTCTTAACCTCAGCCAAACGGAAGCGGTCCCGCACCAGAATAAGCCCCCCGGTGTCCATGATTATGGAATCGGCCAGCACGTCTTCGATCTCCGACCAGCGATCGACTACGCCGAGGCCCGACCTGCCCGACCATTGCTTTTGTACTCGCTTATCGATCTGATCGGCCACAGTGTTTGCGAGACTCCACACCAGTTCAGGCACCCGGTATGACTGGTGCAATACCAGTTGTTCCCCGAGGTATTCCTGTCTGAACATCTCCATCCCGTGAGGGTCGGCCCCGCTCCATTCATAGATGGCCTGATCGTCGTCACCGGCCAAGTAAACATGGTCAACGTTGGCCACGATCCTGCTGAACACAAGCCATTGCAAGGGGGTGCAGTCCTGCGCCTCATCGAGGCACACCACATCGGCAACCTTGCGGTTAGTTGGCGCCCTTTCAAGGGACTGCTTGAGCATGTCATCGAAGTCGACATACCCATACTCTTTTTTCCATGAGTGGTAAGTGTCCGCGAACTGCAGGAAGCGATCCCGCGTCCCGGGCTCACCCAGCTTCTCGTACGCCTTAAACAATCCATCGGGATCGAGGGGCATTGCGTTCCGGGCGTATGACAGAACGGACATGTACTCATCGCCTTCCTGCGGGTCCTCATCAAGCTTGCGGAAGGGGATGCCGGTCAGTTCCGAAAAGTTACGCAGCTTGGGTATGTCCACGACCGAGGCCCGCGACAGGCCCAGAGATCGGAACGCAAATGAATGGATGGTTGATGGCTCGATCCCGTTGATGCGGCTGGTGGCTTCTGATGCAGCGGCACGGGTGTAGGACAGGTACATGACCTTATCACCCTTGCCGACATGATCATGCGCCAGATTCACCAATTCATGGGTCTTACCGGTCCCGGGCGGACCGTAGATGGCTGCAACTCTCATTATCGTCTCCTATATGAAAAAGACCCCGGACCGAGGGGGAGGAGGGTACCCGGCCCGGGGCTACAAATCACATCTCGGGGGTTGCGTCGTCGTCCGGGTCGGTAGTTACATCCATCCCGGTGACGTCCATCACCACCTTCCTGCCGGCCGCGATCTGCTTGTAAAACTGCTCGGCCATGTCGTACAGATGCTTGGTGGGGAACCCGGACGCGGCGACGGTGAAGTTATAGAAGTCGCCCTTGGCGTTCTTGGCGTTCTGGGTGCCCACCTTGTAGACGCGCCCGAATCGATCGACCCCGGCCAGCTTGATCATCGAGTTCCACTGGCGGGAGATCTTGGCCTTGGTGCGAGGCATCGGGATCATGATTTCCTCGATCTTGCCACTGTGCTTATTCATCAGCAGGCACAGGTGCTGAGGCGTATCGATGATCTGCAAGACCGACGGATCGATCTTGTCCTCCTTGGCGCGCGTGGTGGCGGCGTCCTTCGCTTCCTCGGGCGAATGATACGACCCGTAGAATCCGCCACCCTGCTTGCGGTCCTTCCACACCAGCCACATCTTCGTGTAGGACACCGGGACCACAAACACTTCGGTCCCGTAGATCTGCCGGGTGACCGAGTTGTTGAGCATCCCGATCTTGGCACCTTCGATGAAACCGGGGTCGCCGGGCTTCACCGCCGGGGACAGGGCCTGCACGATTTCTAACCTGGGAATTACCAGATCTTCTGTGCCCACCTGCTCCGATCCCCGCGCACTCTGCTTGACGTAATCGGGGACCTGATCGGACTGCACGATCCCGAAGTCCTTTGCCGCTGCCGGTAGATTGGCCTTCGGTGCCTCGACCTTCGGTGCTACTGCCTTCGGCTTGCTAGCCATGATTCACACTCCATCGGTTCTGGCCGCATTGAACGGGGTTGCGGGCCTCACCCCTTGGTAATCGACGCGCGCGTGTAAGGCGTAACGTTCAGGTAATCGGTCGGGTAATCCTTACCCTCCTTGATCCGACGCGCCACGAACGCTTTCAACGTGCTGGAATTGATGGTGTCCTGAATCAGGTCACCCAGCTTGCGGGCACGTAGCCACTTGAAGAAGCCATCCCGGTCCATGTCCTTTTTAAGGGACACAAACAGATCGGGCGTGAGGCTCAGGCGCCCGAGCCCCTCGATGTTGATGTTGTGGATGTGCTCGCGCTCCATGGCCTCGGGAATGATCTCGATTCGCAGCACGTCATGGCATGCGTTCACGAACTTGAGCAGGTCGTCGAGGTAATCCTTGGCCCGGCGCACCGCGTCTAGCTCGGGGGCCAGTTCCAATGTCTTCCTGTCATGACCATAATGGCCACGATAGAACTCCTTCCTCGACTCTTCATCGAGCCCCGGGCTCGTGGCCATCTGCTCCGCAAACCAGCGGACGGTCTCAGGGGTACTTCTAGGCTTTGACTTGGACACGCTCATTCTCCTCTCGTCTAGGAATTTCGATCCAACACAGATCATAACGGCGGTCACGATTGCTCCACCGCAGCACTTGCACGTAGTGAATCCCCATCTGGCCCAGGATCATGAATACTACGGCCACGATGTACGGGGACCCGGAAATCAGGATGAAGTCCACCCTGTCGTCAAAGGAGCGGAGCTTCCAGCGGATGGCGCGGATCAACTGCTCGTTGTGGCGGGACCCTTTAATGTTGTACAGGTCCTCGTGCGCGAGCGATTCCACGTCGCCATACCGGCCAGCGTCCGTGAAATCGAACTGCCCCTCCTGCGTGATGAATACTTTAGCCATCGTCTACCCCTTCTCGTCTACCCCCACAGTATAGCACAGCCCGGCCACCCCATGCTAGTATCGTTTACACCAAGCCATCAAGCAGGTCCTGCAAGTGTTTGATCCGGCCGCGAACGAAGTCGGCCAGATTCTGCTTCTGCTCGAGGGCCTTTAGGATGGTGGTGTCGATCGTCTTCTCGGCCACGATATCCACATAAGCAGGGCTCTTCGTCTGCCCGTGCCCGTACGCCCGGTCCTCGGCCTGCACCCGGTCCACCATCTTGAATGTGTTGTTGTAAAACACGTTGATCTCAGAGGCCATCATGGTGTAACCCATTCCGCCCGTACTGGCGTTCCCGATCATCCATTGCAGGCCGCCCGCATTGAACTGCTTGACCTGCGGCATGCGCTCGGGGTCGGGCACCAAACCATGCAACTGCCCGAACTTGATGCCCATGTGAGTGAGCGCTCGCACACATGCCTGAATCTCGGGCTGGTAGACGCACCAGATGATGCCTTGCGTGTGCCGCGATTCCTCGACCACAGCCATCACTTCCTGCACCTTGGGGTTATCCTTCCATGGCAGGATCTCGATCGGTTCGTACACCATCTTGACCTTATCGCCGCGCACCACTTCCTTACCGCGGACCGTGTACCCGCCCACCACTTGGTGCCTGCGCAGCGCCTGCTCGAGAACGTTCTGGATCACTAGTTCCTCACCCTTGAACATAATCGAGTCGTTCTTCTTGATCTGCAGCAGGATATCCTTCTGCTTCTTGGTAAGCTCCACGGTGCGGCGCTGGTAGCGCTTGGGCGGAAGCTCATAGGCGTCCTTCTTCAGCACCTGATAGACATAAGGTGCCACGGTCTCCACAAGTTCGTCCATGTTCTGGTACCCGACTATCTGGAGCGGTGGCCCCTTAGGCGTCTTCCTGAACCCGCCCATCACGGCGTAGCGGTTGCGGAAGGCGTAGAAGTCACCGATCCCGATGATGTTTGGGTCAAGGTACTCGAATTGCATGTACAGATTCATTGGTCCGTCAAGGATCGGGGTGCCCGTTAACGCCAGTCTGCGGTCAGCCATCCGTCCGAAACGAACGGTGTGACGGGAGCGCTCGGCGTCGTGCCCTGCGATGTACGTCGTTTCATCTCCGATCAGCCCGACCCGCCCGTGGGCGAGCAGGAATCGCTCCACCATTTCGGGCATGCGGCCCTGTGAGAGTGACTCCCACCCGAAGACCAGCACCGGCAGGTCGTGCTTCGCACTCATCCACTCCTCGAACTCACGCATCTTTCCTGTATCCGGCAGGTGAATCGAGTACGGGATCGGGGCATGGGTCTCCCACTGTACGACCCAGTTATCGCGCAGGGTCCTCTTGCACGCGATCGCTACCGCCTGAATCTTGTTCTCCATCCTCCAGCAGCAGTTCAAGTCGATCGCAACCTTACTCTTCCCTGTCTGCATGTCCATAAACAGGGCGAATGAATTGAGCCCGTAGCCCTGATGCAGAGCGGGCCACTGGTGCTTGAGCGGCTGCGTCTTGAACGGGTACCACGCCGGGAACGTGGACTTAACCGGCTTGGCCGAAGCCTTTTCCACTCTGGCCATTGCCTCCTGAGCGGCGGGCGTGATCGTTGCAAACGGTTGCAGCTTGACCCTGATCTGCTCCACGTTCTTGCGAACCATGGTCACGGCCCACGCCTGTTTGGCCTTGGACCAGCGCCTGGAGGGAAGGTCCTTTACAAGGTCATTGGCGTAAAAGGGGCAGCGTATGAGCAGCCGCCCGTCAGCGTAATCGATGTGGATCTGCGGGTTCATAACTCGCTCTTGAATTCTTGCTTCTCAGGCTTCATGTCGGTGATCTCCTTAACCGGGATGTAGACCACTCGCACGTTGTATTCCCTGATCCGTCGCTTGGTTGGCGTCACGCAGTCCTTGATCGCCGTCCACAGGTTCATTCCCTTAAGTTCCTCATACTTGATTCGCTTAAGATATGTGATGAAATCCTCGAGCCGGAACATGACCACTGGCTCACCGTTCTCGATCTGAACGCACGGCTGGCCGCGTAGCATTCGCTCCCGCTCCTTGATATCGGTCCCGGGGCTATTCAGATCCACCTTCCGGCAGTACTCCTCAAGCTTGACCCTGATCTGGCCAGCCATCGTCGCTTCATCCGGGGCCTCGATCACCCGG